AAATATTTTGAAAATATTACAAATAGTAGTATTCAAGGATTATCTGCAAACGATTATACCTCTTCAATATCATTACTTGCTAATAAAGATGCATATAAATACAATTTATTAACTGCTCCCGGATTAATAGCAGATTCAACAAATTACCCACTTCATACTAATGCTGTTAATCTTTTACTTAATACAGTACAAGACAGAGGAGACTCAATGACTATATTAGATCTTGTAGGATATGGCTCCAATATAACTCCAGTAACAATAAATTCAATTACTTACAATACTTCTTATGCAGCAGCATATTGGCCTTGGGTAAAAACCGTTGATCCTAATACAGGTAATCAAGTTTGGGTACCAACATCTGTTATGATCCCTGGAATATATGCATTTAATGATAAAATAGCAGCTCCATGGTTTGCTCCAGCAGGTATTAATCGTGGTGTATTAAGTAATGTAATACAAGCAGAGCGTTATTTAACTCAAGGGAATAGAGATACTTTGTATGAAAGTAATGTAAATTCAATTGCAACTTTTCCAAACACAGGAGTAGTAGTATTTGGACAAAAAACATTACAAAAGAAAAAAAGTGCTCTTGATCGTGTAAATGTAAGACGTTTACTAATTGAGTTAAAAAATTATATATCTCAAATAGCAGATAGTTTAGTATTTGAACAAAATAATCTTATTACACGCAATAATTTTTTATCTCAAGTTAATCCTTATTTATCATCAATACAACAACAACAAGGTTTAACAGATTTTAGAGTAATAATGAATGAATCAAATAATACTCCTAATGTAATAGATAATAATCAATTAGTAGGTCAAATTTATTTACAACCAACAAAAACAGTTGAATTTATTGTATTAGATTTTAATATTTTACCTACAGGAGCAACATTTCCTTCATAACAATACATTTTAAAAAAAAGATTCAATATTTATAATAAAAAAATAAAATGGCAAATTTTACAGTATCCCCTGGTGTAACAACTAATGAATTAGATCAAACATTTTTATCGGGACAACCATTACTTCCTGGAGCCGCTATAATAGGCCCAACAGTTAAAGGTCCTTATGAAACCCCAACATTAGTAACTTCTTATTCAGATTTTCAAACTAAATTTGGAGATTCTTTTGTTTCTGGTGGTGTTGATTATTCATATTTAACATCAATTGCCGCATATAATTATTTTAATTATGGTGGAAAACTTTTAACAGTAGCTAGAGTAGCAAGTGGATCATTTACCTCAGCAACATCATCACTTATTACAGAAACAGCATTAACATCTTCAACAACAAGTGCAAATTTAACATATGTTTCCGCAAGTTTAGCGTCTGTTGGTTCTCAATCTTTAAATATAAATGGTATTACTTTATTTTACACTGGATCGGCAACTTTACCCGCAAACACTTCCACTGTAATTTACATTAGAACAGGTTCATTTGCTGCATCAACTGTAGCGGATTATGTAACTACTTCTTCTGCAATATTTAATTTTAGTAGTTCAATAGCTCTTTATAGTGCTTCTTTACAATTTATAAGTTCAAGTAATTCCTCTCCAAATTTAGTATTAACCTCAATTAATCCTAACGGATTAGCAGGAAATTTATTTTATCATAATTCTGGTTCAACAACATATTTTACTGGTGGAACTAACACAACATCCTTTACTTTAGAAACTTTATCTGAAGGAGAAATTATGAATAGTGTTGGACCAACTGGATCTAACGGATCGTTATTAAGTGGTTCTTCTGAAAATTTTAGATGGCAAATAACTAATAATAATATTAATGATGGAACTTTTTCTTTAGTTATTAGACAAGGAAATGACACATCATTATTTCCTTCAATTTTAGAAACTTGGAGTAATTTATCATTAGATCCATTAGCTTCAAATTATGTTGAAAAAGTAATAGGTAATCAAAAAGAAACAGTACTTGAGGATAACGAAGAATATTATTTACAATCTATAGGAAGTTTTTCAAACCAATCTAGATATGTTAGAGTTAAAAATGTATTACTTTCAACACCAGAATATTTAGATAATAATGGAGCTTCAAAATCTCAATTTACTGGTTCTATTCCATATCTATATAATGGTGAATTTGCAACAGCAACTGGTAAAAATATTCCAAATACTACTGGAAAATATTTTGAAAATATTACAAATAGTAGTATTCAAGGATTATCTGCAAACGATTATACCTCTTCAATATCATTACTTGCTAATAAAGATGCATATAAATACAATTTATTAACTGCTCCCGGA